GCACCGAAAAGAGTTACCCGTTCTCCTGCCATTGTTTCTTTTTCAAACGGGTTGTTAAAAACTGGAAAACAATGCACTACTACACATTTAATGTGGGTGACTACCGCAAGGATACTGGTCACCTTACAACGCTTGAGCATGGCATTTATCGCCAATTGCTTGATTGGTACTACCTAGACGAAACACCAATACCCAAAGAAACCCAAACGGTTATCAGGCGGTTACGATTGGGTTCTGATTCGGATATTCAATCACTACAAAATGTGCTAAATGACTTCTTTGTTTTGCAAGACGATGGGTATCACCAAGGCCATTGCGATGTGGTTATTGCCAAGTATCACGAGAACGCAGACAAGAACAAGGTCAACGGGAAGCTAGGTGGAAGGCCAAAGAAAACCCAGTCGGTTATTTTGGGAAACCCAACTGAAACCGAATCAAAAGGCAACCACCAACCAATAACCATTAACCAAGAACCAAAGGTAAAGACGCAGCGCGGTTCCCGCCTGCCTGCCGATTGGTCTTTGCCAGATGATTGGAAAGAATGGGCAGAGCAAGAACGATCAGACCTAAACATCAAGACGGTGGCAGACAGTTTTAAAGACTTTTGGATTGCCAAGCCTGGAGCTGGTGGCGTTAAGTTGGATTGGCAAGCAACATGGCGCAACTGGATACGCAGTCAATCAGCGCCCAAGACTTTTGCCAACAAGTTTGATGTAGCGCACATTACTACACCAACACCGCCAAACCAAGACGCTGCATTGCGGAAGATTGAAGAACATAGAAAAAATGCTGTGCCGCCTTCGTTAGAAGTGTTGGCTAAATTGGCAGAATTACGAAAGGCGGCGCAATGAAAGTTTTGCCAATCAAGCCTGAAGAAGCAGAGCCTTGGTTGCTCAAGAAGCATTACGCAAAGCGTATGTGTCCAATCAGCTACGCTTTTGGTGTTTACCGTGACACGCAATTGATTGGCGTTGTGACTTACGGAACGCCAGTAAGCAGCGCCTTGCGTGTTGGTGTTTGTGGTGAAAAATGGATAGAAAATGTAATTGAATTAAGTCGGCGTTGTTGTGAAAACGAAAAAAACGTTGCTTCAATACTTGTTGGCAGGTCTTTAAAAATGTTGCCAAAGCCTTCGGTAGTTGTTTCCTACGCAGATACAGAGCAAGGTCACGTTGGTTATGTGTATCAGGCCACAAATTTTGTTTATACAGGTCTAAGTGCTAAACGAACAGATTGGAAACTTAAAGGCATGGAGCATTTGCATGGCGCAACTGTGGCAGATATGAGCCGAGGCCAAGAAAACCGCGCTCAATGGATGCGTGACAAATTTGGTGATGACTTTTACTTAGAAGACAGGGCAAGAAAACACCGCTATGTGTATTTTGTTGGAAGCCAAAAACAAAAGAAAGCCATGCTGTCAGACCTGAACTACGGCCTTGAATCGTATCCAAAAGGCGACAGCAGACGTTATGACGCTGGCGGTGTGGTTGCAACACAAGAACTTTTATTTGTATGAACTACTACGAAGCAGTAAAAATACTTGACCAAGTGCGTGATAATGTGTCTTATAATATAGACACGATTAACAAGGCTTTGGAACTAACAGGTGACTTGGACATTGGAGAATGTGAGGGAGATGCAAATCCAGCATCTCACAAATATGGCTCGCAAACCTGGCTGGACAGCTTATGCCAAGGCAAGGTCAGAGGAACTTGAGAAAGAAGACTTGTTTAAAGGTATCACCAATGAAGTGCGAGAGCGCCTAAAGGAGCAGCCATGAACACGAAACTGAATCAAGCATTTGCAGAATTGGATTATGAACAGTCGCCAGAGGACATTCAGCGCGTCATTGACGTACTGGACGCAACCAGTAAAGCGTGGATGAACATGACCCAAGCTGATTACGACAAGCTAATTTGGCAAGATGAACGCATTGCTATCCAGCGCGTAGAGTTTGAAATGAATGGGGTAGATGAATGAACTGGCCTTTTCCACCCGCAACAGGCGCTGTTCCTTGGACTGCCAAACAAATCAAAGCGTACCAACAAGCGCAACGCGCACAACTTCCAGAGGCTCCATTATGAGTAAAGAAGCAATGAAGCTGGCGCTTGAGGCGTTGAAGGAGTCGCATCCAAAGCCATACAGCGAGTCTGTGATTACGCATGTTGAAGCCATCAAAGCCCTAGAAGAAGCACTAGCCAAGCAAGAACAGGGTGAGCCTGTGGCGTGGCGTAACGCTGCAATTCGAGTTGGTGAGGATTTGTGTTCGGTTGGACCGCATGGTTACTACGACATGACCGCAGAACAATGGCTTGATTGGGCATTAAGCGTTGTAACTGTGCATTTACCACCACAACAACGCACATGGGTTGGGCTGACGGATGAGGAAGCAAACGAGTTGTGGGAAAGCACAGATTCAGATTGGGAGTTAATGAAGCGAGTAGAAGCAAAACTCAAGGAGAAGAACAGTGGATGACGACACCACAATCAAAGCAAGAGCAGGGTGAGCCTGTGGCGATTGTTGAAAAAGTTATCAAAAATCTTGAGCCACTTCTTGACGCAAAAAACCAATCGTGGGCAAAAGCAGAAAAGATGTTGCTCAGTATTCTTGAAAATCAATCAGAACAGCCAAAGCAAGAGCAGCGCAGCGACAGCGAGCAACTGGGTGAGCCTGTGGCTGTGATGGAGTTGCATGAAGGTGGATGGGATTTGGTTGAAGACATTGACACCGATTGGCTTGAGACGTTGCCTTTCGGAACAAAGCTCTACACCACACCACAACAACGCAAGCCGCTGACGTTTGAACGAGTTTACGAATTGTGGTTGGCACGTTTTGACACAAACGAATATGACGATGTGTTTATGAACTTTGCCAGAGCAATCGAAGCCACTCACGGCATTAAGGAGTAAGACAGGTGAGATATGCCTAAACTAATTACACCAAATGAACTTTACAGGCGGCAAAACTGGAGCAGGGTTTGTGGGTCTTGTGGTATTACTTTTGGTTGGAAAAAATCTGGCGACAAAGCAAAGTATTGCAGCAATGTATGCTCTGGAAAAGCTAATGGTTCTATTTCAACTGATAGAGGAAAATTAACAAAATACAACTGTTTTGAATGTAAAAAAGACTTTACTTCGTATCATAAAAACAGAAAATTTTGCAGCAAACAATGTGCAAACGAAGCATGGAGTAAAGATATGCCAAGAGGCTATGCCTGTAAAAAAGATGCAAACCACAATGAAATTGTTGAAGCATTACAAAAAGTTGGGGCTTCTGTAATTGATATGTCCCATGTTGGGAGGGGGTTTCCTGATTTGATTGTTGGGTTTCAGTCAAAAACCATTTTGATGGAAATCAAAAATCCTAAAACTGCCTATGGCAAAAGAGGGTTAAACAAAAATCAATTGAAATGGAAAGAGCAATGGACAGGTGGCACATATTGCGTTGTAGATGGCCCTGAAGCCG